ATTTGCTTTAACTTATTTATCAATAGGACTCCACCCTTTCTTAGGATACTTTCTTGTAACAATTGTTACAACTTCCATTGTTTCCTTGTTTTGGATAACTGCTATGTCATCATAAAATTTAACTGTTCTGTCCATGTCGTCTATATAATTTGTTTCTGATTTTAGAACCTTTAATAAATCATCTTTTGTAAATGTTCTCTTACCCTTGCCCGATTTTTGACCCAAAAACCTATTTAAAGAATGATCTGTAAACTCGAACCCTTCTTTTTTAAAGTCGTAATAAGTTTTGATAAGTTTATTTCGATATTCTTCTGAATAGGTTTCCTTTGATTTTATTTTTGATATAGTATTATATTCACGCTGTTTTGATTTCCATTTCTCAGCTTCATTATACTTCAAATTCTGGAAATCATCAAGTGAATTTGCATCCAAATCCTTGCCTAGTACTTCCTTATACCTTTCATACTGCTTCTTGTCTGTATATCTGTTCTTCCACTTCTTTTCTTCAAGCAAAGCTTCTGGATTATCTTTTATGTACTTATCATACCATTGCTCATAAGTCATATCTGCAGGCACTTGATATGTTTTCCCTGTTACCGGGTCCCTGGCTACTCTCTTTTCCTTTGATAAGTCATCATCTTCATACACCGGTACCGTAGTGGTTCTGCAATGTGGATGATACGGAGGATAGTTCACACCGGTAACTGCTTTATCTACATCATATACCTTTCCGTCTTCACTCCTGCAGATATCAGATGTCTTGTAATCTAAGATAGCAAGTATTCGGTATTTCTCCACTCCATCCTCTTTATATCCGGCCAGCGTCCCTTGTTCCATGATAAAGGAGCCTTCTGTATGCAGCAGCCGGTATGCTTCATATTCTTTTGTCTGAAACATCTTTGCAAAATCTTTAGACAGTGTCTTCGGGTCTTTTCCCTGGATAAGCATGGCGGTTATGCTTTCATTCAACTTCTGCAGCATGTGGTCCTTTTGCTTCCATAACCGGGCAGAGAAGTCAGCTCCATTGAATGGATACTTTATCAGTTCCTCCACTGTCTTAGCATCTATCTGAGCAAATTCCTGATGGAAGCCGTGGTACTGGTCTATGTTGAACCAGGTCCGGTAATATGTATCTGTGTAGACTTCTTTCAGAAGCTCTTCACCTTTATATTGGTACTCAATTGCATATAATTGTTGAAGAATAGCGTCAATCTGCTTTTCTAATGCCTGGTATCGGGTTATTCTGGCTCGAATAGACATGTTGTTAAGCTCAAGGTTATATTTACCCATGTTCTCATATGCTTTTCTGATAAAATCCTTCAATTCCCCGATTTCCATTTGATTTAGTTTCAGCTGTGCAGATTCAAATGATAGCTGATTCTCTTCAGCAAAGCGCCAATAAAAATTATTTATAACGGACTGTATCTCATGTTTTGCCTGCTCAAAAGACTTTTTCAGATTTCGATAGTAATCATTTATTTTTTTCTCGCCGGCAAGGTATTTCTTCTCCTGGCGCACTTGCCAATATGGCTTATACTTTTGGGCCACAGATTATTCACCTGCTTCCTCATCATCCTTCAATTTCTCTTCATTTAGCCGGATAAAATCATCCTCAGGAGTTCTATTTTCCATCTCAATCTGCTTTATTTCCTCATCCACATCTTCCACCCAGGGATGATTAGCTATAATAGTTCGGTCAGATATTATACCTTTACTGTTCTTGCATTCTTCAATTGCTGATGCCTCATTTATAGCGATATCCCGGTTAAATATAATAATAATTTCCTTATTAGACGGCTGTCCTTTCTTTGTAATCTCAAGATATTTGTTTACAAAATAAAGGAGCTGTTCAAAGCTCCACTTAAAATTATCCTCCAACTTATTGCATTTAAGGTCCAATCCAGAATAAAGAAATTTCAAAGCTATTCCAGATGGACTATTGCCAATGCTATCCTGTCCTTTATCAACTGCCTGGCCAAACCGGTATATATCTTTCAGAAGCTGCTGGAAGTGTTTCTCTGCAGCATCTATATTGATTGTATGTTCAACCTTATCTAAACCGCCATCATCGTCTAGCTTAACAGCTTTATAATATGCCAGGTCACGCATAAACTCTGATAAGCTCTCTCCGCCATATCCACGAAGAGCATAAACAATATCCTTGATTTCATCCAGCAAATTGGCCACATCAGACCGGGATAAATCATACTCGTCAATAAGCGACTTGATGAACTGTAAATCCGGCAGCTCATAGTCATTATTCTTCCATGGTATAAACGGGACACGCTCCCATGAACCAGGAGCTTTATCTACTGTGAAGTGCGGTATCTTGTTACCACCGTCATAAGGCTGGTCCAGATACTTTTCTGCATCAAGGATTACCTCCCCGTGACTGGTCATCTCATAATACTCAACTCCGTCCGGCTCATGATACTCTATTTTTGTTACAAGCTTCTTTTCTTTGCCTTCGTACACCTCAACCTGGTAGTACCTTATAAGAGCCTGCAGCTCCTCATGGTCATTATCTATCCAGAGCGATATACATTGCTCGGACGGAATTTTCTTGGTCTTAAATTGCCCATCATCATCTATGTACACATACATCCAGGCAATTCCCTTGTTACTGGCTTCGGTACCCAGTTGCACAAGTCTATGCTGAAAACGCTTGCCTAAAGTTTCTTGAACTAATTCTAAATATCTTTTATCTTCGCATGTCATTGATAATGGCTTAGACAGGAGATAATTCACCTTGTCCTCAACAAACTCATGCATAAAGCCATGTGCCAACTTATGATTGGGCTTTGTTTCATCCAGTACTGGTTTTTCATTTTCATACCGGTACATTTTCCGGTCAAGAATGTCATTCTCAACCCGATAGTATTTTTCACCTTTAATCATGAGCTGACGCTCCTTGGACTGCTCGAATTCGTCAATGTAAATCTTAATCAGCTCCGGAGTAGTCAGTATATTTATATCGTTTCTAAACTCCATATTTTCACCTCAACTATTCACTAAATTTCTGCTACACGAAAACTTTAAATTTTCTGTAATGCCTGTAAATACGGCATTCTTACTTTTGGTATCTTAAAAAGTATAGTATTACTGTTATTTTGGGTGCATTATTTTAAGATTGTTAATCCGTTACCCTTGTAAATGATTGTGTAACAGAAATACCTTACCGCATCCATTGCATGGTCATGTTGCTTAATTGGTTTATCCTCTCCACGCTCACAAGCTTTGGCATCCCATATATAACTGCTGAATTCATGAATAGTGTTTTTGCACTCTTCCGAGAACGCAATCAACTCTTGATTCAGCAATGTAGCAACAAATCGAATACCATCCAGTACATCATTCTTTGCCTTCTTGATGTGATAGCCTCTCTTTCTCAATTCCGCAATGAAAGAAGCTGCACTCGGGTCAACAATAACAGCCTTTGGTTTTATATTGCCCAGGAAGGCCTGCAGGTCATCAGCATATTCTGAGTCTGTTTTCTGCTCGCTTTCATCTCGGCCGGAGTAGTAATACTCTTTAATGCAAATCCATTTACCTGCTCTGTTTTTACACCACAAAAGAAATACCGTAGCGTTCTGGGTGCCATAGTCGATGCTGACATAATATACATCTCTGACTAGGTCTATGAGCTGCGTTACTACATGCTTAGCCCGGTCAAACATATCATATATTACACCCTCAGCTACTACCCATAATCCGAGGATATACCGTTGATAAAATACCCCTGAATACATGGAACGATACCTGGCTTTAATCCTTTCAGACAAACTCAGGTTATCATCCATGGTGAAGTGCAAATAAAGCAGGTTCTTCTCGATTATTTTGTCTATCCAGTTGACCTTAAACCAGTGATACGGTCCGTCAGGGTTGCAGTTAAACCAGAATTTTGAGCCATCAACAGAGCATCGGCCGGTTGCCTGATTAACAAAGGATTCAGGCATCAATGCGACTTCATCAAAAAAGCAGCCTGCCAGAGTGATACCTTGTATCAAATCTTGCGACCGCTCATCTTTACCGCCAAATATATAAAAGTAATTTGTTACATCCCCTCTGGTTACAACCAGGAGGTTATCAGCCCTGTGGTCAGTTACTCCGTATCCTCTGGACCGGAGCATAAGCTTCAGCCAGAATAAAACATTCCTCCTGAAAGACCCGATTGTCTTTCCACACATACCAAAGTTCTGATTTGAGAATGTGGTCATTGCCCATATTACAAATGATAGTGACATGGATAATGTTTTACCGGATCTGATTGCACCATCAGCTATGATGCCATCTTTGTCACTTACTGGTGAGTTAGGAAGCCACCAGGTTAATACCTTAAGCTGCTTATTTGAGAAAGGTTGAAATTTGAATATAGCCTTTATTATTCTTCTTGCCATATCTCATCAACCTTTCCGGATAATGCATTTAGGAAACCATCATCTTCTGTAACTCCAGCTTCACCAATATTAGCTCTTGCTTTCATAACCTCAATGCGTGCTTTTTGTTCCTCAGTAGCAAGGTCCCAATTATTATGTAAGAGCTCATCATACTGCTTTATCATGGACCTAAGTTCTCCCATGGCCCTTGATTGAGCCTTAAGGAAGGTTGCGTGCTTGTCCCAAGCCTGTTGTACTTCCCATTTTTCATTGTATCCAGTATCAGAGGATCCTTTGCCAATCTTTTCAACTGTCTTATCCTGCTGATCCTTAACATACATAAGTTTCTGTGCTCTTATAATAGCTGTATACTGTAGCTGTATATTATCCCAAAGCAGATCCAGTGGATCGGCTGACTGGATGCTTTGCATTATTTCTCTTGTTTCTTCCGGAAGCCACTTAGCAAAAAAGCCATGTTTCTCCGCATTTTTATTTCCTATAGGAGCCGCACCGCCTTTATTGCCTACTGCATTTTTATTATTAAAGGGTGCACCTTTTTTCTTTACGGGTGCGCCCTCTTTATTATTTAACTTGGACCAGCCGTATCTTTTGATCCAAGACTTAATTGTGTTTATGCTAATATTATATTTTTCCGATAATTCTTTAGGTTTCACACCTTTAAGGTATTCTCTTTTAATCTGTTCTTTATCAGGTGCTCTTACTTCATTCATCATCACCTCACCTGCCTATTGTGTTTGTTTTGTAAATAATAAAAGCATCCCGAAGGATGCTTTACACTAAAGCACTTTACAGATAGTTATAGCAAATATAGTTGACAACACTATACCAATCAACGAAATAATAATACCTTTGAGAGAAATTAGCCTTACTTCTTTTCCATAATAAGTTCGGTATATTATATCACTATAAAACGATAAGATTGACATAAACGCAGCTATAAATAATAGCAAATCATATATCATAATATCCTTCCTTATCATTTTAATCTTCGCAATCATCTCCATTATCTGGCAAAACCAACTGTGATTCATCATCTACTGGTAAAATAGTCATTTCTTCTGGTTGTACTTCTAAACTATCACTAGCCTCCATAATAATTTCGGTATATGTAGCCAATTCATTAATATCAACTTCTGCTTCCTTTAAGCATTTAATCAAT